CTGGGGTGGAATACGCCGATACCAGCTTTCCAGCCTGCTGGTAGTTGCTCTGACCCTGGAGCATCGCTACACCAGAGACTAAGCGAACTTGAGCCGCCTGAGAAATCAGATTCGCGGCCCACGAGCGCACAGTCGTAGGTTGGAGCGTCCAGGTCGACGTGTTCGCAACAGAGTTGAACGCGGTCAACACCCAGACATTCGACTGATTGCCCGTTGCCGTTGGACAGCCGAAGGTGTAGATCACACCTAAGACGTATCCAAAAGGGTTCGAGGCACCAGCGTCCTGAACTGGAGCGACCGCGAGTCGAGTAGTCGCCTGAAAGGTAAAACTCGGGACGGTAATGGCATCTGGAATCTTTGAGCCATAACCAGCGTTGACAGGATCAAGAATGGCAGCCAGATACTTGGAGTCCTTCGGACCAACGTTTCCGCTGATCTGAAGAGTCTTCTTCGTTTCTGCAAGCTTCTTGATCGCCTTAGCTTCTCCCGGAGCTTTTCCCTCCAGACGTTTGGCCTGATTATCGAGTTCTCGAGTAATCTCGGCCTTCGCTGCCTTTCTGGCAGATTTAGCTTCACTTTTGTTGTTCATGTATTGGATCCAGGGGAACAACACCCTGGACTGTACATCTCAGCGAAGAGAGGAAGCAACAGTGCCCCAGAGCAAGGTTTGATCTCATCCTAACTCACCCGGCTGTTACACTTAATACCTCACCCCATCCGTGCAGTCTCTCGGCATTTACGACCTAAACAGCGACCTTAGCAGCAAAGTACTGACGCACTCTACTGCAATGATCGCTGAAGCATCTCTGTTCAAGAAATGCTAGAGCATCGAAGCCCACGGTACTCGGAAAAGCACATTGGAAAAGAGACAGTCGCTTTTGAAGACAACAAAGCGCAAGCCTTGTCGTCACGTCAATAGCCTCTGCCACGGCGTCAGAAAACGCCTTAGTTCTCTCTTTAATTTCACATTTAAGTGTGGATAAACCATGTGCAGTCCAGTGATCAAAATCACCTTCGAGTTCCTCGAGCTCTTTAGGACGACTTAGCACGGAACTATTAAGCCAAGCGTCGAAATCCGTTATCGTCTCTGCAGACTGATACCAGACGTCGTCGATCGACACCGTTTTGGACGGTTTACACGCTGAGACCCAATGAACAACGGAATTCTCCGTTACGTCAGCTTGGCGGGCGTTCGTTACATACGGCACGAAACCGAGCTCGAGGTGCTTCACGCTCTCTTTTGAGCGTGGAGGTATTGCACCGAGCTCGATATCGAACTCAAGCTTGCCATTCATCTTGAACCAAACAGGCCTCTCTTGTTTGATTCTTGCAAGCTCCGGTCCAGGAAGAGGCAAACCAAAACTGACTGGACAGTGAAATCGACCAACAAGCGCAACAGCAAGAAGCTTTTGCACTTTATTAATCGACCACTGCCAGCCCGTAGATGGTAAGCCCTTCCGACGGTCTTCGTTCGATCTCGTGTCCTTAGGAACACGAACGCCCATACCACCGAAACTCTCGTGAATGAAGAGGTTCCGAGTCATTAGGAACTTCCTCCCTTTAAGCCGCACCTCAGCGCAGCATTCATCGAGAATATCGGCCTTCCTGGTCCTGAAAACGTACTCCAGGATGGAACACTTCTTCGACGGAAGACAGCCACGAAGAATCTCATTAAGATTCGGGATGAGATCATTCTCATATTCGTGGTGACTTTCCGCAGTTGACTGTCTAGAGCTCTCCTTGCTCATGACTTTCGACTGACCGAAGAGCAGGCCTGTGTTGAGAAAGGCAATCTCCT